TTCGGCGCAGCCCGCTCCACAATCACTCTCTTACTTAACTCCCCAACTCCCAAAAAGGACGGCTTAATGAAAAACCAAATTAAAGAAACCAAATCGCTTGAGGCTAAGCAAATGGTGGCTGATTTCGCGAGCACATTTGAGGCGTTTAAAACCGCCAATGATGAACGCCTCGCGCAGATTGAAGCCAAATCAACAGACGGTTTGACCGATCAAAAAGTCGCGCGCATTGATGCTGCGCTGGACGCGCAGGCCAAGCGTATCGAACGGCTTTCCCTCACCGCGAGCCAGCCCGTGCAGGGCGCAAGCGCCGCGCCGTCCGAAGCTAAATCCGCCTGGTCGCGCTATATCCGCTCTGGTGATGTTTCCGCTCTCAAAGGGCTCGAAGGTAAATCGCTCACCACATCGGATGGGGAAGGCGGCTATATCGCGCCCATTGAGGCCGAGAGCATGATTGACCGCGCGCTCGATAATGCGTCCCCCTTTCGGTCGATCGCAAATGTGCGCCGCGTTGGCTCTGGCCAGTTTCGTAAACCTGTCAGCGCGGGCGGCATAGCCGCGGGCTGGGCTGGTGAAACTGATAGCCGCACGGAAACCACAGCGCCGACATTAGACCTGCTAGAATTTCCAGCGGGAGAGCTTTACGCCATGCCGGCCGCGACGCAGACGCTTCTTGATGACGGCGTGGCCGATGTTGATCAATGGCTCGCTGATGAAGTGCGCGATGTGTTTTCGGCGCAAGAAACGGCGGCCTTCATTACGGGCGACGGGGTGAATAAACCGCGCGGGCTTTTGTCTTACGCCCAGGTGGATAATGCCGCTCATAGCTGGGGCCAAATCGGCACGGTCAGCACAGGCGTTGACGGTGCGAGCTTTGTCATGAACCGCCGCACGGTCTCGGCCATTCGTAAGTTCAAGGATGCTGACGGCCATTATATTTGGCAGCCGGCTACCGAGGCTGGCGCGCCGTCAACATTGCTGGGCTATAAACTCACTGAAGCCGAGGATATGCCAGACATTGGCTTATTCCGCCAAGCCCTATGTGCTGTTTTACACGACCAAGCGCGTCGGCGGCGGCGTGCAAGATTTCAATGCGATTAAGCTTCTGAAGTTCGCAGCCTAATTCGCATTTACCTCTGGCTCCGCAATTTTGCGGAGCCACCTCCCCATTTTTTGAAAGGCCAATCATGGCTGTCACCGACATAAACCCGCCTGCGCTTTTGGATGAGCCTGTCACTTTGGATTATGCCAAGGTTTTTCTGCGCGTGGATAATGATGATGAGGACGCGCTAATTGCGGACCTCATCCGCGCCGCGCGGGAACGTGTGGAGCGCCTCATTAATTCTGCGCTTATAACGCGCGCGCGCCGATTTACGACATCCAAATTAAAGACCAAAGGCGTGTTTATTAATTCAGGAAACATCACCGAAATTACCGCCATGCGGCTTTTATCGGATGATGCTGTCACTGAAATCTCTCTATCGTCGCTCACCATAAATCTGCGCTGCCAACCGCCCGTTGTCACCGCGCGGGATCGGGCCAGTTTTCAGTCTTATGCGCCGCAGGCAAGCACGCTCGAAGTTGATTTTATCGCGGGTTACGGGGCGGACGAAGGCGATATTCCTATGCCGCTGCGCCAAGCCGTTCTTCTCTTACTCGCGCAAAGCTATGAATATCGTGGGTCCTGTGAAGCGCCGCCAACCGTGCCTATGATGGTTGAGGCTCTGCTCATGCCTTATCGGGGGATGCGGATATGATTGGCGATTTGCGCACGCGGCTTGGCGTTTATAAACCGCAGCAGAGCGCCGATGACTTTGGCGGTCATGTCACGACATGGGTGTGGCATGGCAAAGTCTGGGGTCATATTGCGCCGCGCGCTCTTACGGAATTGCGCGAGAACGGACGCCTTAAAATCACCCAGAGTTACCGCGTCACCATTCGGTTTAGAGACGGATTCCCCGAACGCGCCCGCCTGATGTGGGGGACGCGTATCTTGCGCGTCATTAGCGGCTCTGACCCCGATAACCGCCGCGAGCGGCTTCACTTGATATGTGAGGAGGAACAGCAATGAGCGATTTTAATTCCGTAGCTGATGTCGCGCGCGCGCTGCATGCGGCCCTTGAGAGTGATATCCGCGTGAAAGATGCGCTCGGCGATCCCGCAAGGCTTTACGACAATCCGCCCGAAGATCCCGTTTTTCCTTATCTGACCTACGGCCCTGTCCGCAGCGAAGATAATAGCGTGGACGGCGCGCGGCTCACGACCCATTTGATGACGCTGCATGTGTGGTCGCGCTATACGGGCCGCGCCGAAGCCCTCGCTTTGATGGGCATAATCGCGAGCGTCGCCGTCAATGCACCGATGACATTGATGCAAGCGGCGCTTGTAAACCGCCACATTATTTACACCGATATTTTCCGCGCCAGCGACGGGCTGACCTTGCACGGCATTGTGCGTCTGCGCGTGAGTACTGACCAAGAATTGGAGACCTTATGAGCGCAAAAGCGGGGCGAGATATTCTGCTCAAAATTAAAAACGACGCGGGCGATTTTATCACCGCCGCAGGCCTTCGCGCCAAGACCTTGCGCTTTAATGCGCGCACGGTTGACGTGACCGATAGCGGCTCTGTGCAGGCATGGCGAGAGCTACTGCCGGGTGCAGGCGTTAAATCCGCCGAGGTGTCGGGCGCAGGGGTCTTTCGATCCTGCCAGATTTTGGGATTATCGACGGCGATTTTTTAATCTCAAGCCTGACCTATGCTGGCACTTATCAAGGCGAGGCGAACTTTGAAATCAGCTTTGTCTCGGCGGGCGCGCTATCCTTTACCGCCCTTGAGATTTAGTGTCGTGAGTTTTCAGCCCGGCGATGTGCGCGTCGAAATAGAGGGTAAGCCTTATAGGCTGCGCCTGACTTTGGGCGCGCTCGCTGAAATTTCAGACCGTCTTTTTGCTCCGTCACCGAGGGCGCTTTCGGGCGTCCTTCGAGCCCTCACCTCGGAGCAGACACGTGTCCTGCTGAGCTGTTTGTCTTGTCCTCCCCTAGAGGCGGACGGCTCAGCGGTCACGATTGCCGATACGGAATTAAAGCAGCTTTTGCCAGATATTTGCCGCGTCTTTGAAACGGCATTTTTACAGGAATGAGACCGATATGAGCGCGGATAATAATTGGCCCTTTGAGGCTTGGCTCAGGCTTGCCGTGGGCGGCTTTCGTCTTAGCCCGCAGCAGTTCTGGGACATGTCCCTGCGCGATTGGCTGGCCCTGACGCGCGCAGAAACAACACAGGCCATGAGCGCCGATGAGCTCCGTGCCCTGCACATTAAATTTCCTGATGAGGTGACCAAAAATGATGACTGATGATGCGGCCAAAGCGCTTGACGATTTTGCCAGTGGCCCCGCTTTGGCGGCGGCGGATGAAACGGCAAAGCTATTTGAAGCGGCCGGCGCGCGTATAGCAGACGCCCTTGAAGACGCGGCGCGCTCTGGTGAGCTGTCGTTTCATGCATTAGCGCAAAGCGCAGCGCGCGATCTCGCAAGCCTCGCGATTTCTGAATTTATAACAGCGCCTTTGCAAACGGCGCTCGGCTCTCTGACGGGTCAATTAATGGGGGGCAGCTCCTTAGGCGGGAATGGGAGCGGTCAACCAAAGCCGCCTGTGACCGTCAATATGACGGTATCGGGCGTGTCTGATCCTGCCAGTTTTGCCCGCTCTCAAAACCAAATTTCAACCTCACTTGCCCGCGCGGTCTCCGCCGGTCAGCGCTATATTTAGGACGGCCTTATGGGTTCATTTCATGACGTTTCTTTTCCTCTCAATCTGGCCTTTGGCGCGAGCGGCGGGCCCGTGCGCAAGGCTCATATTACGCCGCTCGCGAGTGGTGGGGAGAGGCGCAATTCGCCTCATGCCCATTCGCGCCGTCATTACAATGCGGCGGCAGGCCTTAAATCAAATACGGATTTGCAAAAGCTCATCGCGTTTTTCGAGGCGCGTCATGGCCAGCTCTATAGCTTCCGCTTCAAAGACCCTGTTGATCATTTGTCTTGCGAGATTGAGCAAACGCCCGCGCCTACCGATCAATTCATCGGCTATGGCGATGGGGAGACGCTGCGCTTTCAGCTTTATAAAAACTATGGGGATGCCGCAGGACATTATCGCCGCAAAATCACTAAGCCTGTGTCGGTGAGCCTCGCGCGAGACGGGGCGGCGATGGACCCTGCGGGCTATAGTCTGGACGCGCTCACGGGCGTTGTCACATTCACGGCGGCCCCCGAAATGGACAGCATTATCACGGCAGGTTTTGCTTTTGACGTGGCTGTGCGCTTTGCGTCTGACCGCCTTGATGTCAGCCTCGAAGCCTTTGGCGCGGGGGAGGTGACGCAAGTGCCGCTCGTGGAGGTTTTTGATGCGTGATATTCCAGAAAATTTACAAAGCCATATAGACAGCGGGGCTACAACCCTTTGCCATATTTGGACACTGACGCGCAAAGACGGCGCCGTCTTTGGATTTACAGACCATGACGACAATTTGGTCGTGGACGGCGTGAATTATATCGCGCGCTCTGGCATGAGCGGCGGTGATGTCGATAGCTCATTGGGGTTTTCAATCGACAATGGTCATGTTGAGAGCGTGCTTTCTGATGCGCGCATTACGGCGGATGATATTAATGCCGGGCTCTATGAGCGCGCGGAATTAAGCTGCGCCGTTGTGAACTGGCAGGATACCTCGCAGCGCATGCGACTGTGTGACGCAGATTTTGGCGATATGCGCTGTGGATTAAATGCGGATAATTTTCCATCTGGCACAGTCTGCCCGCGCAGTTTCTCGGCGTGCCGCGACCGTTTCAATAACGCGCTCAATTTTCGCGGATTTCCTTATTTGCTGGGTGATGACGCACTGACCGCCGCCCCGCGAGAGAGCGAAATCCGCGATGGCGGTTCGCGCTATGAGGGGCGGGTGTGATGATGGAAACACCCATAAGCACGCGGGTGGTGGCCGAGGCTTACCGCTGGATTGACACGCCCTACCGTCACCAAGCGAGCCGCCATAGGGCGGGCTGCGACTGCCTAGGATTAATTCGCGGTATCTGGCGTGAAATCTGCGGCGAGGAACCTTTGGCGGTGCCGCCCTATACGCCAGATTGGGCTGAAAGTTCGGGGAAAGAAACTTTGCTCGAAGCCGCGAAGGCCTGCCTTCATCCGATAGAAAAATCCGAAACCAAGGCGGGTGATATTATGCTCTTTCGCATGAGCCCTGATGCGCCGTGTAAACATATTGCCGTGCGCGCGACCGAGACGACGATCATCCATGCCTATTGGGGGCGCGCCGTGGTTGAGAGCTATCTTGTGCCCTATTGGCAAAAACGCCACGCCTATAGCTTTGCTTTTCCTCAAAACCGTCCTCAAAATTAGGATTTAAATCATGACAACTCTCGTCGTTTCTGGCGCGCAAGCTTTAGGGGGAGCCTTAGTTCAAACGGCTAGCCAAGCTGCGCTGACATTTCTATGGCCGCGTGCGTGTCGCGGGTCAGGTGATATGGGCCTCGCGTCTTAAAGAAACCGTGACCACGGAACGCGCAGGCAAAGGCGGACCAAAACAGCGCGATTATAGCTATACAATTAGCTTTGCGCTTGGTCTGTGTGAGGGCGAAATAAAGAGCGTAGACCGCTTTTGGGTGAACGGGGCGCCGCTGACGACAGCGGGGCTGACTTACCGTATTTATAATGGCTCCGAAGACCAATTACCGGACCCTATTCTCAGCGCGATAGACGGCGAAGTGCCAGCCTTTCGCGGCGCGGCCTATGCCGTATTTGAGGACTTTCCACTGGATGATTACGGCGGGCGTTTGCCGCAATTTAACGCCGAAGTCACGCGCGCCGCGCCGCCGCATTCAGAGAGGCCCAGGCTCGAGTCGCTTGTCACTGGCGTGCATCTTTTGCCGTCCTCTGGTGAATTCGCTTACGCCGCCGATATTGTCGAGGACCTGTCTTCTGATGGCGCGGCAAAGCCCATTAATATGAATAATATCGCGGGACAGGCCGATATTTTGCAGGCGCT